TAATTTGAAACCACTCTTGATTTCAGCCAAGAAGGCTGCATCAATCTCACCGTCAGTAAAGCTACGAGGTATGTCCGTAATGATATCCATTAAACTAATGAATCGGGTTTACGATCATTTAATAAAGCTAAGGGATCTACTATAGAAAACCATAAAATCCATCGACCAGCTGTTAGATTAGCTATAGTACCATCAATTTGCATATAAATAGTTTGACCTATAGTCTGAGCTGGAGAATAAATATTATAATTAGGTCTTTCAAATACTACTCTTTCTCTATTATTATAAAGAGCTAAAGCAGCCGCTGCTCCATTAGCCGCATCTGTTCCGCCAGTCAATCCATTCAATCCAGTATCACTTCCGGTAATAAACGAATCTAAAGCTTGATGGAATACCGTTCCATTGTTTTGTAGCGAATAACCAGCAGCTCTGTTATCAAACTCTGTATTTGAAATTAAATTTGCATTAGTTGATGTTATTTGAGCTAAATTAGTGTCGTTTGCTTGTAAATCACAATAAAATGCCAAATCACTAGGACCAGCAGTAGCTTCTACTGTAGTAATACCAGCGTTTAACACGTACCCACTTCTAGGTACTTGTGCAATTACTTTTTGATTAGCGAATCCATATTCTTGAGTTGAGCCAACTCCAGTTAAAGCTCCTACTGTGCCTAAAAATCCGGGCATCTGTAGGTCGTTAAAATCAAATTCAAAAGAGTGAGTAATGCCTCCTCCGAGGTTTCCAGATTGTAATTTTGCCATAATATTTTGTTTGTAAAATTTTTTAAAAAGTAGCTGAGGGNCACATTGCGTGACCCCCAACCAAATTTAAGTGTTATACTCCAGCAGCAACATTACTAATATCAAATTTTAGTAATGCTTTTCCTTGAGTAGCTGAACCCATTCCAACTGTTGATCCGTTAGAAACAACTGCAAGAACAGATGTGTTCCCGGAAGCTGCAACCACTTTACCGAACGCATCATCAAGATCTGCACCAGTATTGATGAACTCTAGATCTTGTGTATCGTCAGTTGAGAAGCAGTTTACTTCCTCAACGAGTGCATCGCCGTTTGATGATGTACCGCCACCGTTAGTAGTTGAACCGTCACCTAGACCAATTGCTATAGTAGCGTCAGAAAGAGTTCCTCCGCTGAATTTTTCTAGGATAGTGATACTTGCTCTGCGAATAGTTCCAGCAAAAAGTGCTGCAGCTGCTTTCCCAGATCCAAGTGTTAAGAAAACAAACTCTTCTCCAGTTGAAGTAGATAAGTCAGCGGGTGTGATTTCAACTTGAAAGTTGTATCCTCCACCGGCTCCTTGATTGTTAACTGTTTGTATTTTGCGTAATGCTTTAGCCATAATATTACTTCTCCTTTGTTAATAATTAAGAGATTGCTTGAATATAACCGTGTGCTCCGGGGTGGTATACACCTAGAGTTAAGGAAGCATCAACATATCCACGCTCACCACCACCCATATTAGGGAGACGAGTTGAACCTAATGGAATTAACTCGTGAACACCGTAGTATTCTGGGTTAACTAAGTATCCAGCACCGTTTGCTATACCACCAGTTACTGCTGGCATACAATCCGGGTTACCGTTTACTACTGAAACAATACCGTGATCTGATTGATATAAGTCAACAGATAGTTTGATAGCTGATTCATTACCGTTGTAGTTCATTGAACGTACGTCATTGGCTGCACCACTACGAGCGAAGTCAGAGATTTCGTTACGAAGAGCTGTGTCAGCAACAAGCATAAGGTCGTTCACAGTTCCAGTTTCACGATAGATCGAAGAGATCATTGTGTTAAGAACAGTTTCTGTGAATGCAGTACCAGTAGCATTGATTGAAGCAGCTGGAGTACGGAATGCAGCTGGAACATCAGCTGGACCAGCGGAATCAATCCAGTCACCTAGACCACGTAAACCGTAAGATGTACCAGCACCGTTTTCAACAGCACGGTCTTGAGTACCAGCGAGGGTAGCTTCAATGTCGCGTTTGATTTCACGGATTGCTTTAGCTTCTGCTTGGGCGATCTTAGCTGGACCTACGGAATCAACAGCCTCTTGGAGGTCTGATACCATATAGTCCCGGCGGAATTTTTGTGTGTAGTTACCTAGACGAGCACGTCCAGAGAATTTGTCAGTGAAGGCTTGTACGTCAGCTCCTTCAGCAACACCAGCAGTTGATGGTGCACTTAGGCTGTCGACAGTCCACTCAACAAATGTTGAGCTAGCTTTCTGCTTAGAAGCAGAAGAAAGGATCGGAGTTTCTTCGGGAGCAAGAATTGACAAAACATCAGTCAAGTCTTCTCTGTTGGAAACACCAGATCCCGGATTAGTTGTATCGAATGTATTTGAGAATGACATCGTATATTATAATTAGGATTGTTTGTTTTTTAATTGTAGAGTTCTGAGAGCTATGAAATCACTCTTNTTGCCAGANTGTCTAAATTGTTGGTTAAAGCTTTTAAGTGCTTTAGCGGACTTTCCCACAGTTTTCTCTGATGTTGATGCAGCACTTACGGCTGTTTTAGGTGGACTTAACTTCGTAGAGGTTGGGCTATTTTTGATGGTTTTCCGTCCGTATATACTGTTAGCGGCGTGAGCCATAATATAGTTGAGCTGTGCTCCTATTTCTGGTTCTGCTTTATCTAATAGTTTTTGGAATCGGGAATCACCGACCATAGCTTCATAGTTCTTACGAGTGTCGTTATCCTCTCCTTGTAACCAATCCAACTCTTGTGTAGCTTGTGTATCAAAGGCTTCTTTAAGCTGTTTTGATTGTGCTACTGTTTGGAGTGTTTTCAGTTGAGCCGGTAAGAATTTATCCCTAGCCTTGCGTGCGTTCAATAGGCTTTTACGCACATCAGCTTTGGTAAGCTCTTTTCCTTCTACTTCTGTTACGACATCCTCTGGTCCGTACCCGTCTGCGTTGAACAACATTTCCTCAGCCCACTCTATTACTTCTGTTACTTCTTGAGCTTTTTCTTGCAAACCCTCTAATGAACCTACTGATTCATATGGGTTGTTAGCTACTTGTTGAGTCTCTAATGGATTCTTTGTTTGGAGTTGAGCTTCCATCGCTTTGAGTTTCTCTTCAGCTGCTTTACGCTTTGCTGTAAGTTCCCCAAATCGAGCTACTGCTCTACTGCCTAGCTTTTCGGATAGTTCCTTGAGGTCATCTTCGGACATCTCATCTAGATCTAACTGTGAAAGAACATCGTCGGATACTTCGGATTGCTCCTCTGTTCCCTCTGATTGTTCAGCAACAACTTCTTCGTTGGTTTCTTCCGCATTGCTCTCAACCTCGGCTTCTTCCACTACTTCGTCTGTTGCTTCAACATTGGCTTCCGCTTGTGGAGCTTTCTCCTCTGCTTGGCCTAAGCGACGGTTAATAAAATCCGTCACTGACATATTTGACTGTTCCGCTGCTGTTTCTGTTGTGGGTTCAGCGTCTCCCACTGTGATTTCGTTTGACATAATGTTTCCGCTTGTTTACGACGAGCGTAGTCGATGGTTATATTATATACTATACATCAATAGCATATAATTAAAGTCTATCAGCGTAGCGTACTTGTAGGTTTCGCCAGTCACACATCTGAAGTATTTGGTCGTATGTCAGTATTCGACCCGAGATTTGTTGTATCTCTTCGTTGCTTGCTTTATGCAAGTCCTCTATTGATTCCTCTCTGAGGTCGCTTATGGTATTTAGGAACCGAGCAAAGTGCTCGTGCTGTCCTAACGATTGTAGGTCTTCTTCTAGTGTCATAAATTAATCAGTAAAACCGGTACGCATAATATTAACCATACGAGGTCCGCGGTCTTTTACTTGGTCGAACCATAACGAATCTTGCATTTCGTCCGCAGCTGTATTGTAGTCATTTACATCAAGGGCTGCTTTCATCTTCTTAAACTTTTTTAGTTTATTTAAACCTAGGTTGAAGGACATATCAATAATAGCTACTTGAACATTAGCTGGTCTGGACCGCAAGTTTGGGTCAAATTTTATAGCGTCCTTAACTGCTCGTGTAGATGAGTACTTGTAGAGCTCATTTATTTCTCGGGCAGTCAATGACCTAGTACCAGCTTTTAACTCATCTCTGTTTAAGCCCAAGGCATCCAGTGCCGGTTGGTTTGTTTTGTCATTTAAGTTGAATCCAACCGCAATACTTGGATTTCCTTTTGTGTCGTTGTAGACATTGTTACGAATGCCTTCATTTAAACTAACGGTCTTAGCTACGAGCTGTGGTACTGAAAGCTGAGATGCTCTCATATCAGCGAACTGACTTCTAGTCATATTAGCCATACTATATTCCTTGTGTTTGGATGTCTCCCATTTGGGCTGGTTGTGTACCAACTCTACCAATCTGAGCGTTCTGTGCTTGTTGCATTTGGAAGGTGTACTGACCAGCGTACTTCTCGAGACGAGCTCTGAAGGCTTCGTCGGACTGCACCCTATCAGCAACATCTGGCTGAGAAGTGTACTGCTGAATAACTTGCATAGCCACTTGAGCACCGTTAGGACTTGCTGGCATCTCGATACCCGCAAATATCTTAGCGAGGTCATCAGTTACTTTACGTACAACTTGTTCTTGAGCAGCCTCTGTAGGCTGTAGAATACGATCAGCAAGGACCGGATCGATACTATTAGCAGCTGCATCAAGCAGAGAGTTGATATCAATACGACCACTCCTATCCAACTGAGTAAGGGCAATGAGCTGCTGTAGCTTTTGTTCTTGAGTTTCTGGATCCGAATTGAGGACATCATATGAAATGATTATGTCGTAATTTTCGTCGGGGTCACCCTTATCGAAATTTACGGGGTCCGGCGATCCGGTTACTCTAAAGAAAACTGAGTCCGGTCCAAACCTCTGAAAACATTTATAACACATCTGTAAAACCTCAGCGTTGTGCTGTAAGAACTTGTCGACCAAGAATTGTTTACGCACTTGTGAGATTTGACTTGTTTCATCCAATCCACAGAGTCTGTCCGCTTGGGCTTCCATAGTCTTCTCGATCTCTATGGAACCAACTGGTGATGGTGGTGTTGGAGCGAAGTCCAAGTCTCCCTTTCTGCGGTAAGGTATCATTCTTCCCGGTCCCCAATCTGTTGGTGCTTGACCAACTGGGTGAAGAATCGGAGGTAGTGTAGCTAGGCTGTTTCTATCTATACGTGAATCCCGCTCAACCTTGACTTGATTCTGAATCCCGCGAAGAATGTCTGGGATAGTTTGAGTGTCGTACAACCTCTTGCTATCTTCAGAAAGTTTACTTACAACTACTGGATAATCTTCGTAGCCGTTTAATAATTCAAACTTAGCATATCCCGGAGCTTGCTCGTTTCCATCAAACTGTTTGTGGAAGACTGTGCAGTAAATTCCTTCGGATCCGTCCTCTTGGTCAATCAATCGTTGGTATCCGTAAACTATTTCAATTAACTCATTAGCTTCATAAGCGTTGTCAGTCAATGATGTGCTCCTACGTCCTTCTTGCTCGCGTTCGATTGA